GACCCAGGGTGTTTGGGGGGGTTGTTGGTGGGTTATGTCTAGGGCGTTTGTTGGTGATTTCTAGTGGCAATTTGTAAGGCGTTTAGGGGTGGGTTTGGGTTTTGGTTTGGTTGGTGTTTGGTTGTTGGTTGTGTGTAAAGCTTTATAACGATTTGGTAACGTTTTGGGGTTTGGGGTTGTTTGGGGTTGTGTTTGGTTTGTGGTTGTGGGATGATTTTAGTGTGATCATTAGGGGTCACTTTTACAGATTGAGGGAATATGTATATTTATTCTAAGACATATAGACGGGTGGAGGCTACTAAGTTTCATCTATCTAATGCCGTAGATAGTGTGAGGTTTCATTTATCTAATGCCGTGGATCGTGTTAGATATGCCGAAAGTGATACCTATTTGGCTATTGCTTTGGTGAGCACTTGGGTATTTTGTGTTTATGTTGCGAGTGTGAACTAATGCAAAAAAACAATTTAGTTGAGGACGTTTGTATTGTGTTGGGTGAGAGGTTGTCGGGTGTTGTTGTGTCTCACGAGTACCCAAATTATGTTCGTGTTGTTGGTTTGGGTGAGGGTTTTGATGTTTTTGTGGGTTTGAGTGATGAGGGCAATCGTATTGAGTGGCAAACTAGTGGTGGGGCGTGTAATGATTTAAATGACGCGATTTCTGCGTCTTTGCCTGTTGGTGAGATTGTTGATGTGTTGTGTGATCAATGGTTGAGTTATGGGGTGGATGAGAGATGAGTGCTACCTATCACGGCATTGTTGAGGTTAGGTGTTTGAGTTGTGATCGTTCCACCCGTGAAGTGTGGGAGATGGAGGCCTTGAACGATTTGGACGCGTTGTGTGAGTGTGGGGCGCGTTTCAGGTTGTGGGTTAATGTGGACGGCACGCGTTCGGTGACTCTTGAGGGTGAGGGTCAGGACGTGCAACGTTTGGCGTTTGAGGGATAGTTGAGGGTTGATTGACACCAGGCGCTTTGTCTGGTGTCTTTCATCTCATAACTAGCAAAAAGCTGGTATATTGGGAGCAACGCCAACGCGTATAGGGCGCGTGGTTTAGGGTAGAAAAGGGTTACAAATGGAAACAAAGCAACAAAAGAAAAGAACATATATTGAGCGTTTCGCGTGTTCTTGCAATGGGTGTAGAAATTATCCGACAAGGCCGGCCGAAATTTGGCACGAGTCACAAATCGCAGAAAAGGAAAACGGCACCTTTTACTTTAAGCCTCAAACTATGCGTTTTTTTAATTCTAAAATCGCAGATTTCAAGGGCGTGAAAGTATTGGGCGAGGTTGAGTCTTTGTCTGTCATTGTAAGTAGTAGATACGATAAAGGCGCACAAAGATATTATGAAATAGTTATTTTGTGCCCATATGGCACAATTCATAGAGAGTCTAAGAAATTTGAGACTTTATCAAAGGCACGCAAAGATTGGGACGCTACTATCTCAGGTTTTGTGCCTTGTGAGTGCCACGGGTGTATTTTAGATAGAGAGCAAATCTAATTAGTCAAGGTTGCCCCCAATCGGTGAGCGTTGGGGGTTTCCTTGATCGCTTAGGGTAGGCGATCGGATTGGATAAGTATGACAATAGAAAAGAATTACGAGGGCGCGTGGGTTGTGTCCGACATTGTTGGGGGCTATTGGGTAACGCGCAGATATTATTACTACACAGAGCGTGAGGCTTTGGCTATGTTTAGACGTGAGGTGTTGGCTAATGAACAACAATAACGCGCGACTTACCCCACGGGGTGAGTTAGTAGCCGATATACTCACTATTTTGATCGGGTTGGCTATGGGTTGGGCTTTATTAAAAGCTTTTGCCGTGGTTGTGGTACGGATCGGGCAAGGTTTAGGGGTAATCTAGGTTTATTTGACAAGAGGGGCGCGCGTTCCCTAAGCGTGCGCCTCTTACCTACTTATTGAAAGGATTTTTTGGGTATGAGTGGACAACGACAACGCGTGGAACTACGCGTGGGGACAACGATAACGCGTGAGAACGGATCGCACCCGTATATTATTTGGTGCGCTAAATGCGATTTTTATACTACGGCTGTGTCGGCGCGTGGTTGGTTGATGTATCGGGAAGCTGTGAAATTAGCTAATAGGCACTCTTGCTGATTGTTATCAAATTGTTATAAAAATGTGCTTGACTACAACGGTAACGCGCAAGGATAATAGGTTTAGTGGCATAAGCTACTAATTAAGAAGGGCTAGGGATAGCAAATGGGACAGTATGTAGTGTTAGTTGATTTTGCAGGTGAGGCTATTAGTTTATCTGCAGAAAATAACGAGGACGCCATTAAATTAGCTAAAGATATTATCACCGAGGAATATGGCGATAGTATTGCTGATGACGCCACTTTTAAGGTGAGTGCGTAATGGGTGCAAGAACTAATTTCCAATTTAAGACTACAAAAGGCGACAGAGTCGTACTTTATAGTCATTGGGGTGGCGATAGCAAATTGCAAGATTTGGCTAACGCCTTAGAAGCTAGTCGTGGTAGGTGGGACGACAATTCTTATGCAATTAGAATTACGATCTCACAAATTGTTGGCGATAATTGGAACTCAGAAACAGGCTATGGTGTTTTTGTTAATGAGACTTGTGAAGAGTCTTACCAAGAAACTATCGTTGATTTTGAAATGCAATCTGTTGAATTAGACGGACATAAAATACAATTCAACGATTACATTAAAGCTTTTGCAAAGGTGGACGCATAATGACAACTTTACCAATATGTATCAAATGTAATAAGCACCTAAAAATTGGTTATAATCTTAGCGATTTGGGTTATTGTCCTGATTGTACAGGTGTTTGGATTAAAGATTTTATTAAAATGCACCGACCAAGAAGACGAAAGGTGAGTGCGTAATGTGGGATCCAATCACCTGCCACGGCCAAAGTTGGGGAAATTACTGTTTAGTTTGCGAAGCAGAATTAGCTGAGCAACACGCTAAAGAAAATGATGTTGAACGCGAATACGAAAAGAAGCAAGTATGACAACAGAGGAACGCTTAGACCGGATAGAGGCTATGCTCCAATTTATTATTCGTGAACTTACTTATATTCCGGAAACCAATAATATGCCAGAAAAACCTAACCTTGTGAGGGTGAAATGAGTAAAACATATAGAGGCACAGCACGCGTACACGTTACTGTTGAGGCTAATAGTAACGAGGACGCTTATGTGTTGATTACTGACAGATTAAAGTCAGCTAATGATTACTTGGATGATTATGATGATGTTGATGTTCAAGAGATCTAATAAGGATAGTTATGGGGTTTGCTATGTGTGTAGTAAATCTTGGTATTGTAGCTGTGACAACGAGTGCAACAAGGAGGAAACAAAATGAGTCTATTGTTGTGTGAAATATGTGAAGTGAATACTAAAACATATTTGCAAGGTAAGTGGTGTTCTGATTGTCGTGACGATTTTAAGACAAGTGAGGACGACAAATGATTGTTGAGTTATTTATCTCGTTTGGTGTTGTATTGTTAGCGTTTCTTGTTTGGGGTCAAAGATGAAGCCACCGAAACACATTGTTAGGTTAGGCAAAGAAGCTGTTATGTTATGGAAACTACAACAAGCATTGGGGAAAATAAGTGGAGTGGATAGCAAGAGATTATTGGAAAGGGGCATTGTGCGCTGAGATTGACCCAGAGTTATTCTTTCCCCCAAAAGGTCAATTCTCGGAAGTACAAAACCCAAAGAAAATATGTAACAGGTGTGAGATTAAACAAAAATGTTTAGACTACGCATTGAAAGACCCTGAGCTGAGAGGTATTTGGGGTGGCACTAATGAACCAGATCGGTACAAGATTAGGAACAGGAGTGGTAAATGGAACTAAAGTTTGTGATAGGTATGTTGATAGTTGGTATCGGGTTTGCTTTAATGTTGCCCACAGATGAGCCGTTAGAGGGCAACGACAACGCGTTAAAGGGTTATGTATCGTCACCTATTAAACAACAACAACGCGTACCTGATACAGCTAGAAGTTATGCTCGGTCTATGGTGTCAGTTAAAGAGTATGAAGCGTTGCACGAATTGATTATGTTGGAGTCATCTTGGAATCCTGACGCGCAGAACAAGAAGTCTACGGCGTATGGTTTGGGTCAGTTGTTGGATCAAACTTGGGAACAAGTTGGTATTGAGAAGTCTGCTGATTATCGTATTCAACTTATTGCTTCACATAAATATGTTATGGACAGGTATGGGTCTTGGGTTAAAGCTCTTGCACATCACAAACAATATGGTTGGTACTAATGCAAGAACCCATTAGGCAAGTATGGGGTGACGAAAGGCGTTCAACGAAAGTAACTGACGCTATCAAAGAGATCTACCCTGATTGGGTTTTCTATGGCACACCACCATTTTTCTTTACCGACTATCACGTTCAACGCAGACGAGATAATGGTAGGGAAAATTATATTGGTGATCTGGAAATCAAATGGTTGAACCAACCAGCTTCTATGCCTGCAAAGTTTCCGTTTCAGAAGTTGCAAAAAATTATTATTGCCCCACCATACAACGACAACGCGCAACACAGGATTTGTTTTAGGTTTAATGATGGTTTATTGTTGATACCTGCTATAGTTTTAGGTGATATAACACCTGAGTTCACTACCCGTCACGATACAGGTGAACGGGATCTTAATGTTATATTTTCTGCTGAAGATTATGATCAGTATTGGATTGAGAAGGTTGTTAATGATTGATTTGTGGTTAGTTATTCCAACAGGTGCACGCACACAATACTTACAAGACATATTTAAAGAGTGTGACATTGAACCAAGTAAAAGAATACTGGTGCGTACTTTACCTGATGAGGACATTGACAACGCGATAAACCTACAATACACAGGTGAATTTAATATTCATAAGTGGTGGAATACTGGTATTGATTACGCTATTGAACGTGGTGCTGAGTATGTTGCTGTGTTAAATGATGATGTTGAGATAGCTAATAATCCTTTGCGCCGTATCGCTGAGGTTATGAAAGGCACTGGTGCTGTGCTTGGTTATCCGTTTCCGTTTCAAGGTTATGTGTGTGGTTACTGTTGGATAATTGATGTTAAGTCTGGTATTAGACCTGATGAGAACTATAAGTGGTGGTATGGTGACAGGGATCTTGATATGCAGGCACGTAATAGTAAAGGTGTTGTGCACGTTCCAGCTATGGTGCGCCATATTCACGGCAACGAATTAACAAGAGACAACCAAGAGTTGATGGCTATGACTAAGGTTGATGAGGAATTATTTTTTAAGAAATGGAATATACAAAAGGCTTAATTGATTTCGTTGTGACTACGATACTTGACACCTTCAAGGTTGTAGTTAATGAAAGGGTTAAGACTGTAAACGTTACAACCATACAGTTCTTTAAGTTTTGTTTTAACTGCTATTGATTGTATTTCAAACTGTTTGTTTCGCTCTTTAGCTTCCTCAATTTTATCTTTATTCCAATTTTCAACAGGATAACCACTAACCCAACCTTTATCATCAAGTTCACCGCAATCGTGAGCAACCATAATAATATTCTTAGCCCCCAAATATGCAGCAAAATGCATAGCTGAGGTAATACTTGACCAAGACACATACAAACTACCATCTTCCAAAGGCCAATCAATTACGGTGCTAGTTGATGGTCCTTTGTTTACGTTGTGATCAAAAGTGTACAAGTTTTTTAACGCAGGTAAAGCAGAATAATGTGGTCCACCAAGACTTCCACGACTAACAACAATATTAACATCAGGCATTTGTTGTGCGTAACTTATTGCTTCAGGGTGATACTTGGTCACAACATATTGTGTGGTCGGTAAATATATTTCACCCACATCATTAACTGACACGGTTATCTTTTTGTAAAAAAATTTTGGGTCAATAAAGTTTAGGGTTGCACCTGAACCAAGCACGTACACATCTTTATTTTTATGTATGTTTTTCAGTGATGTAATGTTTTGCGTTAGTTCCAAGGTGATTCGCCACCAAGTTCTTTACTGATTTGTTTAATAGCTGTGCTAATTTTACGGTTAATAGTTGAGTCTGTTACATCAAAGTATGAGGCAATGTCTTCAAGTTTTAAACCATCTTCGTAACGCATACGAAGTATTTCGTACAAATCTATTGTCAGTCCACGTAACGCTATTCGTATGTCATACATTGAGGCAAGGAATGATCCTGCTGTGGCAGGGTCTCCGCCACCATTAGAAACATACTCTGTTGCAGGGTCTTTGGTTATAATGTTTGAACTAAATGCCATTGGTAGGAGTTCTTCTATCATACCTGTTGAATAGAATGCTTCATCGTGTATTGAGTAACCAAGTTTTTTGGCTTTCTCTTTACGACAATATCTATCTGCCATACGATTAAATGTTTTAGCTAAACGTTTGATACCCATTCGGTATTCTTGTTTGGATAAGTCTTCGTTTAACCATTCTTGTATTTTGTCGTTTCGTTTCAGTGACCATTCAAGTAATTCTTGTTTGACATCATCTGCTTCAGCGAAACCTTTGTAGTTGCGTGTGATTACGTAGGCTGATGTTTGTGCTATTTCAACAACATCTTGTACCCATTTGTCTTCTACCATTTGTATGTTTTACCTTCTACTACGAATGAGTTACCTATCATTGGTACTGGTACTGGTGTTACTTTACCTTTGTCAATGTATAAGATTCCAAATCCTGTTTGCCAATTAGCTGAGCCACCTTTAAGATAGGTTGCTTGCTTTAGATCCATTATGTTTCCAACTTCAAACCCATATAATGATGAGGTTTGTTTACCATTGAAAGCTGTGTTGCTATGAATTAAACCAAGTTTGTGTGTGTGTCCACATACAACTGACATACCAATTTTTTTAGCTAATGATGTTGCTGTGCCACCTGCGTAACGACTTGTTGGTCCTTCATCGCCGTGGCCCATTACCCAACCTGGGGCAAAGTTCCATAGTTTATTGTGATAAGTGATTTCTAAATCACGATAGCCAAGAAGTTTTTCATACTTCAAATCACGAAGTGTTGCAAGTGCTGGTGCGTCACGTTCAATGTATCTTTGTATACGATCACCGTGATTACTTCTCATAAGATGAAATGGTTTGTTACCTATTGCTTTACGAAACCTACCCATAATACGAGTAGTCTCATCAAGATCTCTTTGCAGATTAGAATGTTCTGCAACATAACCTTTAGACCAGCGTGCCGGTGCTAAACAATCAGCTTCATCGCCAACACAGAAAAGTTCATCAGGTTGGTAGTCTTTAACGAACTTTATTGTTGCTTCTATTGCTGGTTTATTATGCAAAGGTATTTGCATATCCGATAGCACTACTATGCGTTTCATTCTTTATCCTTAATAGCATTTGATAGTGCTATCACTTTGATAGCAATAAAATTGGTGTAAGCAATAGTGTCAGCCAACTCTGCCAACAGTTCATCAACTGTTTCTTTAACACTAAACGTTTCAAACAACTGACCTGTTGACTTCATATACTGGTCAGCACCAACACCTTTGATACGGCTCACAACATAATCATTGAATGATTCCATAAAAGATGTTAAGTCTTGTAGGGCTATGCCACTTCCGTGATCGGTGACTGCTGGGTGGTCGTAGAAAAAACTTGTGGGAGCTTTACGGTTATCGTTTCCGTTTGCCTGTTGTGCGCCACTATCTTGAACCCCTGACTCATCAGAAGTACCAGCACCTGTTCCCACTCCACTTGTGTCATTACTCATCCTCATCTTCTTCCTCTTCATATAAATCATCTGGCGGAAATTCGCCATCATATTTATAGTTACCTGATTTTTCATCTTCTGTGTAAACGTGAACAGTAACAGAACCGTTCAAGTTTATCATATCTATGTGTATTTCATCCATCAAATCATCATCATCTAAAGGAATACTTGTGCCATCCATTGGTCCACCAACAAATTCTCTTTTCATTTAATCTGCTTATGTGTAATGAATGGTGCTGCTGTGAACACATTGTTTCGTGCAGCTATTTGCATTGATTGTTTCCAAGTTGCACCTGCTTGTAAAGCACCTATTGCATAAGGAGAACCGGAGCCAATGCCATAGATACCGTCATCTCGCATCAGTACCGATAAGGAATCATCCAGCTCAAAGATAACTCCTCCTAATGCAATCAAGAATATAAAATCTGGTTCATCGTTTTCTTTATCAGGTGTGTACCCGTTCATTGCTAAAGCTAGGCGCATTGAGGTTGCTACTTCTGCGATCATAAAATGGTATAGGTCTTTGTATGAGGTTGGTGTTGGTGTTGGTGGTTTCCAAATGTGTTGAATGATGTCGCAGGGTTGTGTTGTTCCTGCACCTGCAATAAGGTATTTGCCACGTTTAGTTATCTTGGTTACTGCGTGATGTGAATAAGTTCTTCCACCATCATCTGTTACACGTGAGTCAGCAATGAGTAAGCAATGGTCTGGTTTTTGTATGCCAATGATTGTTGTCACGCTATCTTCTCCTTAAACCAGTCAGCACCTTCACGTAAAAACATATCGTTAACATCTTTGTTTTCAGGTAGGTTAACTACTACTGCACTGTTTAAATCTTCTTTAATCCTTTTAGCCAGTTCCATCCCAGGGTTACGGCCATCTTCTTTAACATCATTATCAGCAAAAACAAATATACGTTTGTATCCTTCAAGCATCATAGGAAACCAGTCTTTCCACTGTGTTACACCGGCCACACCCACAGCAGGTATACCACACATCCCTGACAAAATTATTGTGTCAATCTCACCCTCACAGATACACATAGTTTCTGTGTCCAAACTTAAATCGTTAACGTTAAACATCCCAATCTTCTGCCCTGTTGGCCAAATGTATTTTGGTTGACCACCATCAGTTTTACGAAACTTAATACCAACAACACCAGCTTTAGTAAGATACGGAATACTCAGCGCACCAACAGCGTGTTCGTGTCCAGGTGCAGGATCAGTCACTGTACCTAGCAGGAATGTAGCGGCCACCTCTTTGCTTATTCCCCTTGATTTGAGGTAAGAGGCTGTCTCTGCGTTTAGTGCTTCGTAATACCGTGCTGCGGTTTCCGTTAGTAATGCTTTCTGCTCTTGCGACAGCATCTTTGAACTCTATCCCTTCCTTTTTTTTAATCAGTTCGTACACATCACCGTAAAGGTCACACACAAAACAACTGTAAAGTTGTTCCCGTGTGTTCACGGTTGCTGATGCGTGTGCATCAGGATGTATCACACATTTGGTGGCTTGCCACCCTGTGCTAGTTCTTACTTTTCCACCGTAGTGTTTAACTACAGTTTCAAGATCGTGCTTCTCATTCATAGTTGTTGAATTATTTGTTCACCTAAATATTTTGTATACACAGGTGGTATAGCTTCAACAAGTTCTCCCCAAATCATCCAATCAATACCCATTGCTTCACGTGCTTGTTCAATAGTCTTAGCAGTATGACCACCGTTAGGTATCTCATCACGCATAGAACCATATATTCCAACAGGTTTACCTTGAGTTTTATGATCACAAGGTAACTCTTTTAATTCAAAAGTTGATTCAAACAATCTGTGTCTACGAACTTTAAGATTAAATGATGAACCACACATTACCACAGGATTCTTCAAAGGTGCCCCAGGAACATTCTCAATAACATAAGGTTTACCTGATGCAATAAAACCTTCTCTTGTTTGAGGTATCAAATCTACTTTGTCTGTTGATTTACCTTGAGCGTTGCGTAAATGTTTTGTTGCAGAATGTGTTTGGCAAGGAGGTGAACCTGCGAGCACATCAAATGTTTTTAAATAATCTATATCTTGCAACACTTCTAAAGCATCTGCTTGAATGAAAGTAAATGGGTATCGTTTTTGTTTTTTGTTATCAATACCTATAACATCAAAACCTGCAAGGTGATAACCCATACTGGCACCTCCAGCTTTGCAATACAAATCTAATAGTTTTGGTTTCACGGTTTGTACTGTTTGCTCCATTGGTCTAATGATTGGATAACCCAAGCATCTTCAATACCACCGTTGCGTCTTTTGACAACAACATAACCAATAGGTCCAACGTTTAAGTTTCTTGCTTCAGCATAGTTTATCACTTCTGCTTGTAGTTCTCTCCAAAATTGTGGTAGGTCTAACTTAATGGTTGCTTTGCATTCAAACAAGTAAGGCACACCTGAAACATAAACAACAAGATCGCCTTCATCTTTTGCACCAGCTTGACGTAAACGTTCCGCTGTGTAACCTTTGGAACGTAACCATTTCATTACATCTGTTTCAAACTTTGAACCTTTGGCTTTATTTTTAGCCGACATTATATTTGAACTCCTTGGAATCTTAAAGCCTGTTGCATAAGGTCTTCGTCTTTCAACGTCATACGACTAGCATCAACCTTTAACGCTATCCACTTATCACCCATTGCTGAATGTTTAGCAAACCTATTTTTAACACAAGCAATACGAAACTCTGAATACTCAGGTTCCATAGCAACTGTCAAAATCATTTCAGGTAGTTGTGAAACTTTACCTTGAATAGCACGCCTTGAAGGTGGACGTGTTGGCTCACCCTCAGCCTCAGAAGTATGGTGCAAAATAAAAATAGCTGAATCTGTTTCGCGAGCAATGTGATGGCAGGCTTTCATAATGTCACGCATACCAGTCCATTCGTTGTCGTGCAAAGCGGACACGTTCATAAGGTTGTCAATAATAATTAGGTGAGGCCACTCACCATACTTTTCACCATAAGCTTTAACCATAAGATCAACATCATCTAATGTTGGTGAAGGGTCAAAAGAAAATTCCATATGTTTCAATGATGCAAGTTCTTTAGTATAAAATTCTTGACCATCATTCTTAAAAGATTCTTCAATAGTGTTTGCCATATGCCCTGTGATAACAGCAGCAGCACGAATACTTGTGGTGTAGGCGTCAGTGTCAGCAGACACATACAACGTTGGAACCTCTGCTTTAATGCCATAAAATAATGCAAGTAAAGATTTACCACTGTTAGGTTGACCAGCGATCATTGTTACCTGACCGCGTCTGAACCTTATGCCTTCTTTTTTTAATGAAGGAAAAATATCAGGAAGCAGTTGTGGTTCATCAAGATGCCGCACAGCAGCTTGCTTAATGGTTAACACTTCTGCTCCCTAATAATTATCTAATGAATTGTGGTTCGCACTGATCTGCTGTGCCCTTTGGTGAAGGACAGAAATAACCCTTCCAAGGTCCTTTAGCAGATGAACCGGTACGGAATTTCATCTCACCGTGCTTACAAGCTTTAGCACCATCAGCAGGTGCTGATTGTGTTCTTGGTTGTTCAACAGGTGTTGCACCAAGGGATGCACGTAGTGCACCTTGTGCGTTGTACAGTGTTTCCACTGCGTTAATCTCAGGTGTCACATTAGCAATCGCTGTTAATGCACCTTTGATTTCTTCTTCATCATAAGAGTAAAGATAAATATTAACTAATGTACCTTGTGAGGTTTTGAAGTTAAGTTGTGTCTTCACTCCTGGTGTTTCTGCGCTCATTCTTTTCCTTCTCTATAGAGTGGCAAGTGGGTCATACTTTACTGCCAGCTCCCCGCCGTAAGCGTGGCAATAATCTTTAACAGAACAGGACTTGCACATCATACCAAGATTTGGCAAAAAAATTTCTGCCTGAATCCCTTTCTCAAATTGTGCAAATAGTTCTGTAAATAGTTGCACTGTCCAACGTGATAAGTCCCCTGCATCTTCCATTATTCCCTGTCGGGCGTTATAGAAGTAACCTTTTGTTGGTCTAACACCGGTTACACTTTGGACAGCACAAGCATATAAACCTAACTGCATATTTGTGTCAGGCATATAAACACCTGACTTGTAATCAACAATAACAATATCACCATCAGGTGTGACAGCTACAAGATCAATAAAAGATTTAACAAGTATGTCACCAAACATCACATTGTATTCTGGTTCAACTTGTAGAACACCATTGTGATTCCACACTGACCATTTATTATTTTTCCACCATTGGATAAAGTTGTCAACCATTTTAGGTCCGTTGTCTTGCCACCAAATGTCGTTTTCTTTTTCCGGATACGCTTTGGTGGCGCGACCGCCAGCACGCCAAGCAGAAGGGATAGTGTCTGTGGCTGCTGCTTTTTCATCAATCATAGTTTGGAAATGGGCGTTCCAATACTTGATTGCTAAATCTTTAGACATATTGACCCTTTGTTATTTTTAATACTGATTGTATTACAACTTCGTTAGTTAACTTACAACATTCTGGATGTGAGAAAAAAGGTAGTTGTTCAATTTCTTTACTTATCTTATTTCGTAACTCTTTTTCTAATGAGTTATTTGTTTGATAAGAAAACTTAATCACAATCTAATTCCTCTGCTGTTGGTGCAGTAGCAGGGCTACCACAAGCGGAACAAAACATATCCAAAAAATACATTGAGATTGCGTTGTCTTCAAACATTACTTTAAGATTCCAAACTTTACAACCACATAAGCATACGTGTGTTGGTATTCCTCTTAAATCAAATTTTGGTTTTGATTTATCAGGTACAAGTTCGTCAATCGGTTTCATATTGTTCTTTTAGAAATTGTTCTACTGCCGCGTGGAATGCTGATCCTCCGAGGAAATACCACGCAGGTATTTGTGGTGCTTGTAGCTGGCGTTCTAGTTGCCAGGCTTTGCCGCATTTCATCCAGGAGGTGAATGATGAGAAACTTCTGTGCCCGATGATTGGTTCCATAAGGTTCACAATATCACAAGTTTGTAATTCGTTTAACGACACGCACCAAGCGTGTCGCTTGCTAAGTATTTGACAATACGATTATACTCGGAGCGAGCCGGTGAGTATGTGCGAGCGACCCGTTAACGAGGAACCGCTTTGGGCGGTTCCGAGTAATAAACATAGTATTTGAAAAACAAAAAAAGACCCCCAACGGGGTTAACCGTTGAGGGTGTAGTGTATAATAGACCTTAAAAGACCGTTTTTAATAGGTAGAAAAGGTATTTAATGAATGTTCATAAACTGGTATGTAAAAGATGTAACAAGAAATTTACCAAAGAAACCATAGGTAAAAGATCTGTAGCTAAACATTGTTCATCTTGTGTTGTAGAAATTGGTAGAGAATACAACAAAAACAAAACTTATATAGGTGTTGTTTTAGATAATGGAACACGTAGAATTATGCCTAATGGTTATGTATTAATTAAACATAAAGATAAATGGGTTCCTGAACACCGAGTAGTAATGGAAGAAATACTTGGTCGTCCATTAAAGAAAGGTGAATCAGTTCACCATAAGAATGGCATACGTCACGATAATGAACCAAAGAATCTTGAACTGTGGTTAGGTGCAATTAGATATGGTCAAAGAGCAAAAGATATACATTGTCCTAAATGTGGTTCAGACTATTGGTCAGCAACAATAAATAATTAAACGGTACGTATGGACACGTACACAATGCCACCAAAACCCGTATATCTACGATCCGGTGGGCTAGTACGCTCAAAACTTAACTGCTCAATAACACCATTGACCTGTTCACCAGTTGTGAAGTCTTGGATGATGACTGTGTCTCCTGCAGCTTCAATGGTTTCAAGTGTTTGTAAACGTTCCCAAGCACGACCTTCGTGACCTGTTAACACACCAAAACGATCTGATTCAAAATCAAAGTTAAGTAACGGGATAGTTAATTGGCGTGCACGATTAACAGCAGGTAAAGACTTAACCTGGTATCCGTCAAACTCTGGACCCTTAGTTGTGTCAGTTGTGTCACGACCGAAGGTAAACTTGAAAGCTAGTTCTTCTTGCGGTGTGTTTATGTTAGTTGTTAAATCTGTGTTTAATGCTGGAACAGAACCAGCAATAGTAATGATGGAGTTAATGTCGCCGTCAACTTCTTTAGTTGAGATAACACAAGTACCATACATTGGTGTATTAAAACGTGGTTTAACTAACTTAAAGTATTTCTTTTCAACAGTTGCATACCTGATGAAACCTGTTGTTATGTAACCTGTTTCGGTTAAAGTGTTAGCATCTTCAATGTAAACATAACCATCGGTACCATTATTGTTTGTACAGAAAGCAAGACGTTCACTGCCGTTAACAAAAGCACAAGCAGTGGTTGAACGGTTCTGATCCTCGTTGTAGTACAAATCGTTTGCGTAAGCAAAACGTAACGGTTCAATCTCTTGAGATAAATCAAGACGTGTCACACCAGGTTTACCGTTAACATTTGTGGCAGCCCAAACGAAGTTATCTCTGGCAGCAAAATCGTAAACAGGTTGCTCAGTATGAACAATCAAAGGACCATAGGTTAAAGAACCATCATCGGAAACTGTGGCAATGCGTACACCTTTAGATGTACCAATCATCATATAACCAAGGTAGTAATAGATTTTGTAAACAACTTCACCAGTTGGTAACTCAGCTGCTGTGATAGCAGATGTCAATGTTGGCATAACACCGGATGAGTTCAAAGTAAATTTGTAAATGTTTGATTGAATACCGGAATAACCTGCAACATAAATGGCAGCACCTGATGCTGTAATACTTGTAAAAATATGATCATCATCGCTATGTGTATACACAGCTGTAGGTAAAGCTGATGCGCTTGAAGAGAACTCGTATACTTTGTCATTAGCGCACATAACAATACGTTCTTTAACATATTCAATTACAGCGTTAGTTACAGTGATACCAGGGGAAGTAAACATTACTGTTGCTGCAGTAGAAGCAGTACCAGTTAAGATTTTTTTGTTGACTTCAAGTTTACCTGAAGCAGTATCGTTAGTAACCCAGTATGCTGTTGTACCATCATCACAGATAGAAAACACAGGGTCATCTGTGCCAGTGTTGTAGTCAATGAAATGTATAACATTTGTTACACCTGTACCAACAGGTGACACAGCAGTAGAAGTAACGTTAGATGCAGTTTTTGCGTAAGTAAAAGTTGTTGTTGTTGGAACACCAGTGATGGTATAAGTACCATTAAATGTGGCATCAACACCAGTGATAGTGATTTCCATACCAACACACAAACCGTGTGCTGCTGTAGTAGTTAACGTGGCAACGTTAGAAGTAAGAGCTTTATTGTTAATAGAAACAGTTATGGTTGGAAAAACTTTATCAACATCAAACTCATCGTGATTTAAAACACCTTCATAGGTGTTACCGTTTTGTGCCCATTTAATAGAACGCAAGAACTGCCAAGGTCTACCATTAGCACGAATAGCACCAGTGACCTGATGTGTTGAAGAAACATTCTTTAAAAGAGTAGCTTGACCTGGTGTCCAAACATCAACACCTTCTGAGTCAAAGAATCTGTACTGAACATTCTCAGAAACATAAGGGTCAAGATAGTTAATACCGGAACCATTATGGAAAGAAGATTGAGATCTTAGCCACCAACCCTCAAAGGATTGTTCACCAACTTCTTTAGTGTTATCAAACTGTTGCTTACGATAGGTAGCTGTTTGGCGTTGGTAAGGGTATTTATCTGATGAGGCAAGAAGGAAAGGTTCACCTGCGATAGCAATATCATAAATGTTACTGGTGTTAGTGAAAAGGTTTTGGTTTGTTTGGGTGATACCAATTGGGGAAACTATCGGTTCTGTGATACTCTCAGTTGCCATTATGCTCCTTCAGATGGTTAATCATTTCTTCAGTCAAAAAATCAATACGATGCTCAATACGTTTAACAGAATCCGCTAACGAACTACCACCATTAGGTTTTAATTCCTGCAAATAATTCTTCAACCAATTCTTAAACACCCAAGCCAAAGCAGAAACAACAATAACAATTCCGGCAAGGGCTGTGGCAGCCAAAGCAGCATTCTCCAAAACCATTACTTTTTGTCCTCATCATCAAACGTAACCTCAGACAAGGTCCAAAAAAGGAAAGCAAAAATGATAGCAACACCAACAACACCACGAGTATCACCAGGTGGAAGAACAATCCAAGCGATCAGCAGACCTACAAGTGTGAAGGACTCTGCGAACCAAGCACGGAAGTGTCGCCCAAGAAAGGACAAGACACGTTTCATTTAACCCTCCTAGGGTTTGCTAGTTGTGATACGATAATTGCACCAAGAACCACCTGTTGTGCCTCACGGCGTTCCTCAGGTGTAAACTCGGAACCAAGATTATTAACAAATTGGGCGGCAGCAAGAACTTGCTCGCCACCAGGAATGGACTCTAATGCAGAACCTATGGATTCAAATATTTGTTGGACTGACTCTGGCAAACTTAACGAATCATCTTGTACAACATCTTCTTGATCTTGTACAACTTCATCAACTAAGGAAAGGTCGCTAGATGTTAACTCCTCAACAGGTAGCTCTAAAACGTTTGGCTCAACTGGAGCCACAGATTCTGGACTTACTTCAACTGGCACGTCTAGCGAAAACGTTGGAGACGGTTGAACCACTGGAGAATTATCTTGATCGGGAAGATTCTCTGGTTGTGACTGAGTCTCTGAAGGAGTCGGAGAAGGCTCAGGAGATGGTTGCACACTTGAAGTCTCAGATGGGCTTGGAGTAGGTGTCGCAGTCTCAGTTGGGGTTGGCAATATTGGTGTTGGGGTTGGTACAGGTGTTGATACTATTATTAAATTCGTAGACAACAAATAAGACCCAACAGGATACTGATTACAACACGTGTAAGCATACGATGTTGCACGAATAAAATACTCACCAGCTGTTAAAGGCATAGTAATAATAGATGCCAAAATGTTTGTTGCACTATGTGCACCATCATCATTATAAGCAAGCCTAACAGCACCTTGCCAAATCTCAATCCAAGAATCAACAAACCCAGGATTAGTTTGCGGTGTACCAGTAACAGTTGACACAGTTGCATCAACAGGTTCAGTGATAGTTACCGGCACATCCACATAAGGTGTTGTTTGATCAAGGTTAATTGTTACATCATCAGAATAAGACGGATTAGCAACCATAGTTGTTAACACAAATATAACGAAAACAATAGAGAAGTGTTTCAAATGTTATCCCTAAAAATTAAGGCTGACAATGACCCTAGAGGTCAGCCAACTCCGTGCAAGTACAACTGCAGTTTCCTTGCATACCACGTGCAAGCAGAGGTGATGGTCCCAGTCTTAAACTATACCGCTAAAACATCCTTAGGATCAACATCTTTAGAAGCTGACCAGCGTGCACCGTCTCTTACTTCAAAATGAAGATGAGGACCACTTGAGTTACCAGTATTCCCAGATTCAGCAATATGTTGACCTTTTTTAACCTTGGCTCCAGCTTTAACAAAAGTTTCTGAACAGTGAGCATATATCATCCAAAGGTCTTTACCATTGATATTGGCCTTAACAATAACTTGTTTACCGTAGGCCGCACCCCAGTTGTTGCCTTGAACTACACCATCACAAGCAGCAACAATGTCGGTACCTGTTGGTACAGCAAAATCCACACCTGTGTGTTTTCCTGATTTCCACATCTTACCGGCTTTGCCGTATGGTGTGGTTATTTTTCCGTTAGCAATAGGTAGTGCCAATTATTTGCCGCCTTTACCTTTTGATGCTTTCTTAAATACTTCATCAACTTCAGCCAATGTGAGGTCTCCGTCTTTTAGGAACTCTCTGGCAAGGTCTGTTACTACACCTGCAATAGCGAGGCCTCCAGCAATGGCTGCTGCTTTAACTGGTTCTACTCCTGCGAAAGCACCTACACCTACGGATGGTAAAGCAAAAGATATAAATAAAGCTAGTGATCTTGTTATAATGTTTTTAGTTACCTGTAGTGTCATTGTTGTTCTTCCCATTCTCCTCGGTTGTCATTCCATACATAACGTTTATCATCTGTTGGGTATGGTGTTGGTGCTTCCCATTGACAGGTTTCTTCATTTAAAATCCATTTATTAAATGGTTTAGGTGGAATAAAAGCGTCACGTTCAGGGTCATAGGTATAACCTATTCCAGCATAGTTTTTGCGAATGTTATTATTGTATGAAGTTCTTTTGCAGGTTTGGTTACGAAAGTTACCGTACCATTCTTCAGGTGTTAAACCTTCAATAAGTTCTGTTTCATCTATTCCTACAATTACTTCGGTAACAATGTTTCTATCATCAAGAAAAGCATAATGTGCCATTAGATTGTTATTGTTCCTGTTCCTGCTGTGAAAGTATAAACTTTGTAACCTGTACGGGACACTGTGCTTAAAGTGTAAGTTAAGCCAGCACTTATTGTTGTAATATTAGAAAAACTATCTGGATATGCAAGTATTACAACACCTGAACCACCAGCAGTACCAGCAACACCAGTTCTTCTTCCACCTGCTCCGCCACCGCCAGTATTTGCTGTACCGCTAGTTCTAGCGCCTACCGCGCCACCACCGCCGCCGCCTAAACCACCAGAAGCGGATTCACCACCACCACCACCACCAGCGTAATAAGTTGATGTGCCATTTATAGAAGAAGTTGTACCAATACCACCAACACCACCAATATCGCTACCTTGTGAATTACCTGAACCACCATTAGCGCCTTTACCGCCACCGCCAGCACCTGCTCTTACATCAGCACCGTTACCACCATTGCTACCTTGTCCACTGGTACCTGCACCACCAGTGCCTAAACGAGTTGCACCACCGCCAGAACCGCCAGCGCCACCATTTATATTTCCGTTAGATTCTCCACGTGCACCAAAACCGCCACCAGTTGAAGTAATAGCAAAAGCAACACTATTGTTACCAGCACCACCATTTTGGTTTGCGGCACCAGCATTACCACCGCCACCAACAGTAATTGTGTAACTTGTTCCCGCTGTAACAGATTGTGTGCCAGTTAAAAGTCCGCCAGCACCGCCACCAGCACCGTTATGAAAAGTTCCGCTTTCACCACCACCGCCACCTGCACCACCTGCAACAACAAGATATTCAATACTTGTTGGGGTAGGACTAAGAGAAGAAGTTGAACTTATATAACCAACCCTATTAGATTTTAATTGTGTGTAAAAATTAGAACTAGATGCTTTGGTAAACACTAAGCAATCTCCGCACCAAAAATGTTAACAGATAAATTTGCTGTAGAAGCATAAACTGTAACAACATCTGTAGCAGCCAAAGTAACACCAAGAGTTAAAGCAATAGTATCATTTCCTGGAACATTTGAATCATAAGCAATATACTCTTCGTTAGACAAAGTTGAACCAGCAATGCGAATAGCAATACGATACGTAGCAGCAGAACCTGAACGATTACATATAGTGATAGTAGAAACAACAGCTGACTTACCTGATCCAACTGTGTATACGTCTGTGTTTGTTGTTGCGCTTGGTGCACTTTGTGCCAAGACTTTATATGTTGATGCCATTTATATTTTATCCTTTAGTTTGTTCTGTATCTAATAACAACTATGCCTGAACCGCCAACGCCACCAATACCTGAACCGTCAACATCATCCATTCCTCCGCCTCCACCGCCACCAGTATTTGCAACACCAGCGCCACCACTATTTGCGCCACCACCTGAACCAGCAACAGGTTGAGCACCATTACCACCACCAGCAGGAGAAGCGTAACCTTGTCCACCACCTCCACCGCCAGCATAAGTTGCAGCAGAACCAGTACGAATAGAATTAGTTAAACCAGCGCCACCCAAACTAATTGAACCAGCACCACCAGCACCACCGCCGCCAGAGCCGCCTTGCTGGTCTCCGCGAGAAGGTCCAGCATTGTTACCTTGACCAGCAGTACCTAAACCACCACCTGCACCGCCAGAACCACCGTTGGCACCTGTTGCATTATGAATAACGTCACCACCACCACCACCGATAGCGGTTTGACCATTAAAAACAGAATTGCCACCATTACCTGCCTGAGCAGTTGACGTATTTCCAGCAAAACCACCAGCACCAACAGTAATTGTGTACGCACCTGTAGCAATGTTAGTAAAAGAACCAGTTAGTAAACCGCCTCCTCCACCACCACCGCCACCATCGTCTCCAGGTCCACCGCCGCCACCACCACCGCCAGCAACAATTAAGTAGTCAACATCACCACCAGAAAGTACATTAAAAATTGTGTCACCAGTAGATGTAAAAGAATGAACCTTATAATTAATACCACCAGAAGAATAAGTGGTTTCAATACCACCAGTGGCCTCAATACCTGCTGAACCTAAAGACGCAAGAAGAAACATTAAAGCACCAAGTTACCGAAAGCAACCCAAGTGTCAACATCAGTTTTAACACAACCAGCAACAGCATACTGACCCTTAAGTTTTAACTTAGAAGACTCAGACTGAACACTCACACCTGAAGCACCAGTGATCAAAATAGGACCAGTACCAGCTTGAACAAAGTTCACAAAAGAACCAGTAGGAAAAGCTACAGAAGCATTCAAAGGAATAGTAACAGTACCAGTTGATGTTGTATTAAACGGCAAAATCTTACCTTGGTCAGATAAAGTAATAGTATAAGAACCAGTATTGCTATTGAAACCATAATAGATTGCAGCAGCAGTAAGAGTTCCACCTGTTGCAGCAGCAGTATGTGCGTGAGTAGCATTAACAAAAGAACCAATACTTGGTGTAGTTAAAGTCTTATTGCTAAGAGTTTGGGTATCTGATGTACCAACCACTGAACCAGTAACACCGTGCACACCACTTGATGCAGCCATATGTTCTTGAGGTTCACGCAAATCACGACCAGAAATAACGTGCTTAACAGCAGCACCAGCATCGTGAGAAACACCACTTGTACCATCTTGACCACGAACAATAGTTAACGTTGTACCAGCAGCAGCTGTTACGTTAACAAGTTCTTCAGAAGAAGTATCATAATCAAGTGCAAGAGTGTAAGGGTATGATGCAGGGAACCCTGACACAGCAGCAACAGTGATAGTAGTCGCTGAAGCATTAACAGCACCAGTCAAGGTGGTGTCTACAGCAGTAGACGAATAATAACGATTAACAGGCATACTTACCTTCCATATCTAATACGAATTGGGAAATCTTCTTGCTGCCTCTTAGAAGCAACAGAAAGTCTTTGCTGATACAACTGGAACAAAGCCCTAGTAACAGTTCCACCGGAACCAACAGGTGACTGTTGATCAATCTGGTCAACCTCAGCAGCCTGCGAAGGTAAACGACCAACGTCCATAAATGAAGCCATACGATACGCTGCACCAAGAACAACAGCTTCTTTAGCATAACTTGGTAACAAAGTTACATCCTCAAAATCGTCACCAGATAAAAGCATTTCTTGAGGTTGACGTGAATAAACAATGTGCACAGTACGACCAGGAACAATACCATCATAAACTGAAATAGATTTACCTGTATTGAAAGTACCAACATATGCGTTCTTGTTGATAGCGTATTGTCTGACAGGCAACCATTCCCGTGTAGGACCAGTTGTTTGCCAGGTTACTTGCAAAATCTCATCTGCTTCTTGCGGAAGTTCGTAAGTGTTTTGGCTTGAGATAAAGTTAAATGTTGTGTAGTACACACCAAAGATGTCAGGGAATACACCGGACACAGAGTTGTTGATTTGTTTACGGATAATATCTTTAGGGAAAGATGGGGAAATGGTTACACGATCACCAATAGAGTGTGGTGATTTTTGTGTGGAACGAAACCCACGACCATAAGGTGCAAGGGTAGCTGTGGAAGTTGCACGATCAAAAGAGTCAACCCACATAAGTTCGTCACCAACTTCAATCAAACCACGTGACAAAGTTGAAGCATCAGCAACAACAAGTGTGGTCTGTGAATCAGTCATAGCTTGTGTTAAATAGGTTGCTTGGTCTTGACGTTGTGTGTACCCAGATAGGGCAATAAGTGTTTCGTCAACAAGGTCAGAAAAATTTGGCATTAGGAAGCAACCTCTCTTAGAGCAGGAATAGCAGACAAACCTGTTGTTCCTGCAAGTTCATTACATACAGCGTTTAAACCTTTGTAGTCAGCAGCACTGCGACCAGCTGAGGCTTTCTTATTAAGTGCACCAAGAAGACCAATGCCGGTTGTGCCAGCCCATTTATTGGCAGCACCTTGTGCATCCTGATAAACGTTACGGTTAGGATAAGATCCACCACCGTTAGCAAGTCTATTTAATTCGTCAACCAATGTTGAGCCAGCAAAACCGTAAGGCATTATTTCTTCTTTCTCGCAACAGCCATATTGTCAATTAGATTAGGATAAGGGCGACCTGCAGCTTTAGCGCGTGCCTTAGCAGCAGCCTTTTTAGCAGGTGTTAACTTTGTTGATTTTTTCTTAGGGTTTTTTGTTTCCCAAACTTTTTTCATTTGCAACTACAATCCCACGCCCTCAACGATTTGTTGATACGTGAATTAGGGTCCCTTGCAGTTTTAGCAGAGGTCAATTTAGATTTCATACCACACATACGACCACAGAAAGACTTACGTCTACCAGCAGACTTAGGTGACTTTTTGGCCTCTGCTGCTTTGACAGGAGGTTTCAGGTTTCCACCTGTAGCCTTGTTATATGAAGCACGACCTTTGGCGTTCAAACCACCTTTAGGGTTCTTGCCTTCTTTACGTTGCCAAGCAGCAGATTTAGCCATATTATTTCTTCTTACCCATCTTCTTAGTGCTAGACATTTTTTTAGCTTTCTTCAAGTCTGCACCAGTGATCTTCTTACGTGGTTCAGCAATAGCAGCTAAACCTTTTTGTTTCTTAGAATATTTGCTATATGGCATTAGTTTTTATCCTTTGGTTCGTTTTCGTATTTACCAACTTCAACATATTTTGGCTGAGGCATACGAGGTGGGACTCCACCTTTTGCCTTAGCAGGTTTACCAACAGCGGAACCGCCAACACCGTAAGGGTTAACAGCACCGTAACATCCACATTCGTAACACATATTATATTCCCATCTTGTTCATAGCTTTCGCTACTTGTTTGTTGGCTAACCTGTTTGCTGGTGGCATTGTTCCACCATCGTAGGCTTTACCAAGATTTTCACTAGCAGTAACAGCATCCTTCACTGCTTTCATACTTGTGCCAGCAGGTTGAATACCCTGACGTCTTGCATCAGCATAAGCGTTCAACTCAGCATCCCATTTACGTTTAGGGATTTCACGCATATGTGCAGCATCACCAGGATGCAACTCTAACGTTGCAGCCTTACAACCAAAACATCCTTCAACAAACTCAGGATGCGTCCTCAATTGGTGCAGTGACATAGTTTTCCTCCAACCACTTCAAGTTATCTTGTAAGCGCCCGTCCGTAGGGTTAGCCTCAAGGGCCATCTTTGCAAACTTAACAGCCTCATCCTTTTTACCAAGTTGCCAACCTGATACAGCTAACAGATCGTAGCAACGCCAGTCCCAAATGGACTTGTCGTTTAGGTAATGTGATGATCGTTCAAGTTCGTTAACTTTACTTGCAGCGTCCCAGCATCCTTGCCAGTTGCTGGTAGTGTAAGCAAACTGTGCAAAACTAAACCAAGGTTCTAACTCTGTTGGGTTTTCTTTAATACTTCTTTGAAACCATTTAAGTGCGTTCTCGTTGTTACCAAGTTCCTGTGAAGCCTGACCTGCTGCACGACACACAGCTGAGCGTTCAACATACCAACCACCAGCATTTAATGTTGCGAAAGCGGTTTCAATAACTTTGTCCCACATTTTGTGAAAATAGTATTCACGTGTTAAGTAAGCCCACATTCGTGCATCGCGTGGGTCTTCGTGCACAGCACCCTCAAGCATAGGCAAATAATAAGTTCTAGCCTTACTGTCATCAGGTTTATGAAACACTGTCAAATCATACTCTAAAGTTTTTTCGTCACCAGGTGTATATTTAAAAGTTACTTCGTGGCAAGGTTTAATCCACCTGTACCCATGCCTACGATGAAGTCTGTTGTTGTTACGCCACTTGTTACCGGTGTCCCACCACACCCAACCACGATCCGTGTCAGCTTCCCACGTCTCACGCACAGTGTGAAAGAAACCCTTCTCAGGTATCTCATCCATATCCAGGGACAAACAAATGTCTATGTCATCTGGTATTAGTGCTAGTGCTGCGTTTCGGGCATCATCAAACCTGAAAGGTTTAATTGATATTTGGTGCACAATAACATTTGGTGCAGCCTGTAACAGGGCAACAGTTTTATCTGTTGAACCTGTATCTGCTACCACACGTAGGTCTGCGTCTTTGGTTGCTTCCAACCATCGCATAACGTGTTTCTCTTCATTTAAAGCAATTGTGTATGCTGCTATTTTCATATCGTCCCCAATATGTTGTTATTCTGGTTGGTACTCTTCTGCTGTGTTACCTTCAGCAACCCAAGCAAGATATTCTTGATAATCAGAGTTTGCTAGGTCATATGGAATAGAACTTATCAATCCCTTTGCATCTGTTTTAATAATTACATTGTATTCTTGAAGTAATTTATATGTATTCATTTTATAACTCCGCACTTGCTACAAATTGAAATCTTCCATATTGGCCAGATGGTGGTGTTGTATCAACAAAAGCACCACCATCGCCAATGTTGTAAGGACCACCTAATGAAACATTTGTTGAATTATCTGAACGAATAGATGCTGTTGAACCTGTTTCAGGATTATAAACTGTGATTGTTGGAGCAGTTCGCATTGTGGAATAAGAAATGCTATAGCGAACAATTGTAGTTCCATTATAATTTATAACTCTTGAACCTTCATAACTAGCGGTTGTGGCAGGTACAACAGCCTGACTGTAAGTTTTATAATAATATCTTTGACATAAAGCAAGTTCAGTTTGTGCAGGTCTAATTTCAAAAGGTGTAGGAGCAGGACCAGCCTCAACCTGCACACCCCACAAATCAATAGTAAAAGTACTTTTACTTGTAGGAAAACTAAAAGCAATTTCTAAATAACTACTTGCACCAATAGTTTTACCAGAAACAGATGGTACATTTAAAGTAAGACTAAACCTTTGCCAAGACGTACTTAAAATTGCCGCACCAAAAGTTCCCACACCTTCAGCAGTTGAACCACCAGTTCCATAATTTCTATAAGCATAAACATCTCCAGCATCAAAAGTATAAGCACTAGAGGCTTTAGCCCAAAAAGATAAAGTAACCGTTTGTCCAGCAAAAGTTCTAACATCTTCAATTCTATGCACAAAATAAGAAGTACCAGAACCAGTAGTTGAACGATTTAATCTTAAAAAGAAAGGTGCTTCATAACCTGCAACAGGTGCAGTTCCTGGAGTAAAAGATTGTTGAGAGGTTACAATAGTTCCACCTGTTCCAACATTTGTTAACCATCTGTCGGCTGTGTATCCAGCATTAGCAGTATTTGTAAAACTTGTTCCACGTTGCCAAATATTAAAATCACCATTAATGATTTTATTACGAAAAGTAAGATTCTGTGAAGCCGAATCAGCAAAACTAGCTAGATCTCTAGCGAACGTCATTATGCACCTTCCATCGGAATAACAGCAAACGGGTCATAATCAAAAACATCATCAAATTCTGCTTGAGACATCTCAATAGGAACAATGCCTTGTTTGCAACCACCACACATTGAAGGATGAGTTGCTTCTTTCATATAATAAGTTATATCTTTGTTTGCACAATCATTTTTATCACATATTATTTTAAACATTATGCCGCCTCATAAAATCCGTGAAACATCATTATGTCGTTAGTTGCCCAAGTAAATGGTGCAGTTGGTGACACGTCTCTTTTATTACCTGCTGTTGTCCATATATTGTATCCAGCATATAAAGTTGTAGAATCAATTGCAGAAACATAATAATAATTATCTGTTCCAGCATCAATATAATGAGAATTTACTACCATAGGATACTCTGAGTAAAAACTTGAAGCAGTTATTGGCAAACTTAAAAACGGAGTTCCTGATTTTGTTGTTGTTGAACCAAGAGTAAATTTGATTCTAAAGAAAACAGTTTTACCTATCTGTTTATAATTAGCGTTAATAGTTCCATTACCCAATGCCCAGTTAGTAAATGTTGGTGTCCAAGAAGTCCAAGCATCATTATCCCATTTCAAACCAGTACTTGCTGTAGAATCAGGGCGAAGATAAGCATTATCAACACCAACAGCCAAACGACCAACAGTATCAGCAGCCGTACCAGCCAACAAATCACCCTTAGCATCAACCACTGTAGGGGCAATAGTGTTAGCAATATTAAACGGTGCATAACAAACCACAGTCACAATATCATTAGCAACCAACGCAGTTAAACCAGTAACACTGGTACCAGTAGTAGCTGTGTAATCAGATCCACGAACTTGTAAAACACCGTTAATGAAAACTTGTTCCAAACCAACAGTGTAAGAAAGAGTTACAGCATTATCGTCAGTACCAGAAACAGATGTTTCTCCACCTGACATAGTTTTTTTCCAAGAAGTAAAATTGGCTGTAGTGGAAGCAGCAATGTATTCCCACGCAGAAGTTGTTGTATTATAATATTTTAAAACAGCCATTACATTCCACCTAACATAAACGGATGAATAGTAGGTTCCCACTCAGTATCAAAATCATTAGCAGACTTCTTGATAACCATATCACCTTTACCGCCACCAGTGGGTATACCAAGTGATGCGGCAATAGTTGTGTCAGCCCAAAGAATAGAAGTAGCAGGTGCTGTTGCGCCAACAAAAACACCACTAACACCTGTAGGTCCTGAAGGTCCAGTAGTACCTGTTACGCCAATTGGTCCAGTCGGACCAGTAGATCCTGTAGCTCCTGTGCTACCTGTAACACCATTAGTGCCTGTAGCACCAGTTGCGCCTGTTGCGCCAGTCGCACCTGTAGCGCCATCAACACCGATAGTACCGTTAGCACCAGTTGGTCCTGTTGGACCAGTACTTCCAGTTACACCAGTTGCACCTGTTGGACCTGTTGTTCCAGTAGCACCTGTAGAACCAGTAACACCGGTAGGTCCAATAGGACCTGTATTACCAGTAGAACCAGTAGAACCTGTAGATCCTGTTGGGCCAGTTACACCTTGAGAACCTTGCGAACCAGTGGGACCCGTAGCGCCAGTAACACCAACGTTTCCTTGAGCACCAGTAGGACCAGTTGCACCCGTAGAACCAACACTGCCCTGAGAACCTGTAGGTCCGGTTGCTCCAGTACCACCAGTAGCGCCAGTAATGCTTGCGCCAGTAGGGCCAGTAGCACCAGTATCGCCTTGAGAGCCGGTAGGACCAGTTGGACCTGTACCACCGGTAGGACCAGTGGAACCAGTAATAGATTGGCCTGTTGCACCAGTAACACCAACAGAGCCAGTGATACCTTGTGGGCCAATAACACCAAGTTCAACAATCTCAGTCTGAACAGACTCAACATTGAGAACAGTGGTAGTAACCGGAATTTCAACAACTGCTGTAGAAAAAACTGTTGCCATTTAAGAAGTAACCCCTTCATAAACAGTGAAGCCACCCTCAAGTAAACGAGTAACAACGCCACCTGGGGAAGTAACTTCAAGATCATAAACGTATTGACCAGCAGCTAAAGAAGTAGTTGTAGCAGCAGAAAGACTTAAAGTGAACTTACCGTTAGTTGTACCAACAGTGATACGACCATTATCGGAAGACAAAACAACAATAGTTGTTTCAGAAGAAGCAGAGTTTTTAACATCCATAGCAGCAGTGTAACCAGTAACATCAACATACTCACCATCAATTTTCCATTGTGGTGCAAGGCTAAAAGTTGAGCCTTGATAAACCTTCATATTATATCTACCTGGTGTCATTTATTCCTCTGTAATATAGGCGCCGTAACCGGCAGCAATTAAACTTGTACGTTCACTTTCAGAAATCAAATTGGCGTGACCGCCTGGATAGTAATAAGCAGCGGACTGTGTTTCATCAACGCTGGGTGTACGAATACTGTAATAAGACCCGTCAGTTCTTTGTAAAATACTATTAGCTCTGGTTAACTTATAACGATAAAACAATGCACCCATACCAGCAGGACCTTCACCAACAGTAGGTGGTGTAAAATAATATGCCATTGTTCTCCTTAAAAGGTGTAACCCCCACCCGAAAGCGGGGGCTACAATTGTTCCTAACGAATTAGGAGTTGTTGATGCTTGAGGTTGACTCAATGCGGAACAAGGCTGCTTCACGGTAGCGAGCAAATCCTAGTACGCCGTACCATCCGATTGGACGGAAACGCATTAACTTATCGGTCACAGGACCAATCACTACGTGTGGTTCTTCGGCAACAGCTTCAGCCAATGCTTGCTTTCCAGCAAGGATTGTGCGGAATACTCTTGCGCTTGATCCACCGTCTGTAGCGTTGTACATACGTGGGGATTCTACGAACATTGCACCTTCGTAAACACCGATAGATCCTGGCCATAGATTGCCAGCACCTGATTCGTTGTAAACGTGTGCTTCGCGCCATCCACCTGCGCCTGTTTCAGCACGTAAGTCGTGTGAAACTTCTGGATGTATTCCAACCCAGTATAATTCACCAACACGTGGAACAGCTTTGTTTGCACGTAACTTAGCAATAGCTCTACGGATATTTGCTGAAGTGATTTGTGAAGCAGCACCACCGGTAACACCAGTAGTTGTTGATCCACCACCTGAGTAAATTACGTTGCTTCCACCGCGAAGAACGGTTTGAGCAAATCCGTCAATAGAGTCTGCCATATTGTAAGCGATGATGTCAGCAATTGCTGGATCAACATCAGACAATGAGAACAGTTCTAATTTACGTGTTGCAATTGCAGCGTTTCCGTATTCGTTAAGAGTTACAGAAACGTTGGTTGTGTTACCTAAAGCAACTGAATCTGGATCAGTTGTTTCAGTTAGAGTTCCGGTTACGGCAGATAGATCTGTGTATAATTGGAATACGACAGATGAACCTGGCATAGCCTGTTGTGCTGGGCGCTTATCTGCAACGTCGCGGATAAGTGGCATAGCACGTAATGCAAATTCTACATAGCGGTCATAAGCAGTTTGTACCAAGGAAGTTCCAAGGGACGCGGTGCTAGTGCTAGTATAATTTTCTGTAGGCATTCAGTTCACCTCTTTCAAGGTTGATAGTAGTTGCGGTTATCGTCCGAGTGATTGACCGAAAAGAAGTTGATCAAGTTCATCTTTGGTCTTCGCGCCCATAACCTTTTGGTGTTGCGTTTGCTCACCTGAAGGGTTTTGTGCTGTTGAAGTCACATTGTTGATACGTTGATTATCTCTTACGGTTTCTTCATCTACAGACGGTTGAACAGACTCAGGTTGTCTAATACCGAATACATCACTGTATTCGTTTAACCAAGCATCAATCTGTTCAGGTGTATTAACATCACTAGGAATAAGTTTCGCTAGTTTATCTGACACACCTTTTGAGGCCAATACATCCTTAACGGAACGAGAACGCATATCAGAACGCAGTTGGGACAGTTCAGCTTCAATAGCTTCACGTTCCTTTTGTGCTTTCTTTAATGCTTTGCGAAGTTCGGCTGGGCCGTTATCTTGCTCTTCTGTTTCGTCTTCGTATTCGTATTGGTTGGCCATTGCAGCCACTCCCTTTCATTAAGTTGTCGTATGCCACATACACAAACAGGGGAATCTGTGATGGCTCATACTGCCGGTCTTCGGTTACGCTTCTAAGTGCCGGTGCGCTTAGTAGGTTTTAGAACTGGCCTGCAGTGTTGCGTGATAGAGAACCTCTACCTACGCCTGCTTGACCAGCAAATCTTGATTGCTCTTGTTGAGCAAGATCTTGTAATTGTTTCTTATATGCAGCAGAACTTTCTCCGCCAAGAACAGCTGAAGTAACTTCTTCAAAACCAACAGGTTTAGCACCAGCTGTTATTTGAGAAAGTCTTTGTGCTTCAGGAAGAATTTGTGCAACCTGTTCAAAACCTTGACGTGCTTGGTTTTGTGTAACACCCATACCTGTGTAAGTTTCAGCCATAGATGTTGTTGATTGTAATCCTTGACGTGCAGCTTCAGCACCAAATTGTGCTGCTTGAACTTGTTTATTAATTAAAGGTAAAGCACGTTCAGGATCAAGAGCATATGCAACCATATCTCCTGTACCGATACCGTACATTCTTGCTAAAGAACTTGTGTAATATGGATCAGCATTAGTAATAGAAAGTGCTGCAGCATCTACACGTGATTTAAGTTCAGCAGGTGAAACATCGTTAGCAATAAACTTTGAAAAATCTGAAGGATCATCATAAAATCCTGTAGGAAGATTAGCAGCTCTCATAGATTGTCTGTATGCTGATTCTGTTGAAAGATATTCGTCAGGTGATAAAACAGGTAAACCTGCTTTTTGACGTGTAACGTTACCAGCAAAACGTTGTTGATATACTGGTTCACTTTGAATCATCAAAGATGCTGTTTCACCACTGTAACCTTGGTCAATGTATCCTTGAACTACAGGAACAAGGGTAGGTAAACCCCAGTTAATTAAAGTTGTTTTAAGTAGTTCTTTCCAGTTTTGTCTGTTAAAAGCAGTTTGTGCAGCATTAGGGTCAACTACAGGAGTTGTTCCGGCTGCACCAGCAGCAACAGGTTTAGCACCGGCAGTACCACCTAGTGCATCAGCACCATAAAGAACACGCTCAATACCTAAATTAAGTTCATTTAACTTAGTTGGGGTTATTCCACCTTTAGCTTTAGCAGCAGCATTAATTTGTTGAATAGCTGCAGCTTGTTGTTCTTTAGGTAAAAGTTTTGCTTGAGATACTAAATACTCTTGTCTACTTGGTTTTTTTTCAGCCATTACCAACTCTTCCCAAACATTTTCCCAAACGTATTTAACATAGAAGTAGTTTCATCCTGTGCCTCATAAGAATAACCCCAAGAAGGATCATTTTTTCTAACATCTAAAGTAAAATCATAATAAGAAGGAATAACAGGATTACCCTTATCATCACGCTTAGTAAGATTCTTCATCAATACTGGATCACTTAAACTAATGCTTGTTGGGTCAACCCCACGAATCTTAGCCAAATAAGTAATATAAGGAGAAGCCTGTTGACGGATACTAAACCCATTATCAAGACCTTTAGTAAAGTATTCAGCAGAATACAAACCTTTAGCCTGATTAGTTATATCAGCTTTGTAAGTATCAGCTGTACCTTTACCTGTAATAATATTATTAACAGCAGTATCATACCAAGACTCATCAAAAGAAATACCGTTATCTCCGGCCCACTGTTTTAATGTTGCTTTTTGTGTAGCAGCTTCACCTTTAGTAATATCAATTTTACCACGTCTAGCAACCTCTTCAGCAAGAGTTGCAGAATCCCAACTTTGGGCAATAGCTTGTGCTGCTAAACTATTAACAAGACCTTGATCTAAAACAATACCCTTATCAATAGCAGAACGTTCAATGGCACGTTTGTAAGATTTTAAATTGTTAGCTTTAGTAACGCCATCGCCAGCACCTTCAACACCAGTGTATTTGCGTTTAAAAAGAAGTTCTTCAACAGTTACATCTTGTGCTGCGGCAGAGTAAAGAAGATCTTTATAAGATGATTCAACGTTACCACTCCAAAAGGGTGTTTGTTTTAATGCTGCAACGTAACGTTTATATTCTTTTTGATCCGCTTGTCCACGTATACCAGAAAGTACACCTAAAGCCTCATACCAAGATTTAGGTTCAGATGCAACATCACCAGGGAGACCAGATTTAACTTCAAATTTAACATTTGGTTGAGAATCATAAACACCAGAAACAACAGTGCCGTCTTCACCAGTAACGCTTCCATCAGGAATATTTCCACCGGGAACACCAATAGTTTTTTTAGTCCAACTACCAACACCACCAGTACCAGACCAAATGTAAGTTACACCATTGTCAACAAAAGTGTCACCAGTTTTCCAAGGTTCTTTTGTATCTGGATTGTTTTTATTTGGGTCCGGTAATGCCATTATTGATTTTCCAAACTACTCGTAAGTACATCTAGTCCGTTTGCTAGATTGTCATTATCTAAATATTGTGCATACAACTCTGCAAAAGCTATATCAGCATTAACATAATCTTGTTGTTTATCAGCCCAACGATCTTTAACCTGTTTAACAAAAGATTTATTACGTTGATTAGCTTTAATTGTTTGAATAACTTTTTCACGTTCTAAAAACCAAGCAGTAATAGTTTGCCATTTACGACTATCTTTATTATCATTCATATAAGACTCGTCAGTTAAAGCAGCAACAATAACTTTAAGTGCTCTATTAGTTGAAGCAGTACCACCACCAGGACCATACTCATTAAACCAAGTAGGATACTTACGACCAATTTCTTGTTTTTCATTTTCAAGTTTTTGCTTCAAAGCAGGATTCTTACCGTAAGACTTAGCACCGGACTGCGCTAAAAGAGCATCATACTTATTCTTAACCCTAATGTATTCAGCCCAACCAGTACGAAGTTCAAACTCTGCCTTGGATTCTTCAGCAGTTTTCTTAACACCAGAAAGAGGCTTATTACCGGCAAAAGCAGATTGCATCCAAGAACCAACAGCAGGTGAATAATCACCGGGGGTATCAGGATTAGTAATAATACCAATCATCATAGGATCAATACGAGCAGCTTTATCAACAAGAGGTTTATGTTTTTTAAATGTTGCAAAAGCTTCTTGAGAAGGTTCTAAACTACTTTGTTTTTTATAAGAAGAAACAAAGTACCTATTAATATCAATACCCCAAATATCATTCATTGCTTCAGTTGCTGCTTGAACAGCAGTTTTACCAGCAGGTAAAGGTAACTCGCCTGTACGGTATCTTTCAATAAGAATTTGTCTTTGATCACGAATTATTTGCGACACTGGTTGATTTGAAATACCTAAAGGTGCCATCCATTTTTCAAGAACAACATTAGCCATATCTGAATAAGTTTGTTTTCTAATATCTTTTTGTTTAGGTTCTTGATCTTTAGGATAACCTTGAGAAGCCCAGTTAACCATAGCTGTGCTGTAATTAATCCAATACCTTTGAGCAAAAGCAGCTTCATCTTGAAATGATTCATTAAAAGCAGCATTAAGAGATTGTTTTAACAAAGGAAGAGCAGCATCAAAATAACCAGGAGTAAATACTCCTAAAGTTTTACCTGCAACACCTTCACCTTGAACGGGTCTGCCACCATAAAGAATCTTATTGTAAACACTTTCACCCATATAGTTTTTAAAAGCCTTTTCCCATTCAGGACGAAGACTTACAAGATTAGAAATACTTATTGAAAACAACCAAGAAGCACTAGGTGAACCAAGAAGAAAGTTCCATTGGTCAACATCAACTTTTTTAGTATAAGGTTCTAAATCAGTTTTATTAGACCAAGCAGGTTTACCAAGAATAAGAAAACGTTGTTCTCCTTCTTTACGAGGAGTATCTTTACCTACTTTGTTTCCATCTTGATCTACAATAATATCTGCATCGTAAACATCACCTGGAAGAATATCAAAAATCTTTGGTGATTCGTATGGAAGGTTTTGAAACTTATATTGCAAAACAGCATTGTATGGGTTTTTAGCAATAGATTTAGCCCAAAACTTGTACGAATTTAGAACAGCGGTTGGGAAACCTGTAAAGAATCTTAAAGCGTAGTTTAAATTATTTAAACGTCTAACAGTGTAAAATGTTTGCTCCACAGCTTTTAATGCTTCAGAGTTAGCAATAAATCTAAAACGATCATTAACTAAATCAGAGGTTACTTCAACACCAAATTCTTCTGCTTGTTGAATTTGTCTACGGATTGATTCATCCCATTTTCTTGTAAAGAATGGGTTACGAAACAAGATTCTTTCAGGTGCTGTGATTGCTTGAAAACCAAGACGAGACAAGGAAGCAGATGCTGCTTGAACTTTTTGCCATTTACTTGCAGCATAAATTGATCTATTACCTTCAAGGACTGGAAGATCATTACGTAAAGCATAACGTGCTTCAAGTTCTTTAGCTGTAACATCACGGGCTATAAACTGTGGTTTTAAATCAGCATCAGGTATTAGGTAATCGTAACGATTATAAACATCATTAACAAATTGTGATTCAAAAGAGTGCATTCTGTATTCAGGGTTTACTTCAAGAATAAGTTTACGATAGTTTACACCTGAAGATTTACCAATGGTTTCAGAACCAACAACAATATCTTTACGACCATTTAACCAAGCTAAAGCATCTTCTTTAGAAACACCAGCAGCCCACATTTTTACAAGTTCATCGTTTTTAGCATTAACATTAAGTTCTTTAGACATAGAACTAAAGTAATCTGGTTCACCAGGTTTAACTTTAGTAACTTCAGACTGTTTAGCAAAAGCATTATATCTATTCATACCGTAAGATAAGTTTGCTTGTTGTAATGCTCCTGCTGCTGGATCAATTTCTGAACGCATAGCAAGACCACCCTTAGCGCTAACTGCTTGTGGTCCAGGAAGTGTTATACTTCCAGCTTTAGTTTCAAATTTTCTATCTTCATTTAAACGAGTTTGACGGATTTTAAGTTTATCGCGTGTTTGTTGTTCAAATAACAAATCATCAAAGTATTCTGCAATATTTTTGTCAAGAGTGTTTATGGTTTCTTTGTGAAGATTTTGTTTAGCAACTAAATCATCTTTTTTGTCTTTGAGTAAATCAAGATTAAACTCATCAAGGTCACTAAAACCAGTTGTCATTTGTTTAACTTCAAAATCTTTAATCTGATTATCAATATCTTTAATCTGTTTGTCAACTTCTTTAAGAAGATTAATATTTAAAGCTTTATCTTCTTGTGAAGCAGCAATACGTTGCCGGTATCTTGCAGGTGTTTTACCTTTAACAGTATCTAAAACAATATCTGCAGTTAATCTACCACGGTTAACGTTGTTAAGAACAAAGTTTTTAGTTGCAGGAAGAATATCGTTAGCCATAGCTGCTGCATCACCAATAGCAATCATACGCATCATAGGTTCAACAATAGCGTTTTTTGGAATATATCCTGGACGAATAAGAACAGCGTGACTAAACACAGAGTTCATATAATCAAATAGTTCTCCACCAGTTGCCCAAAAACCAGGTGATGCTTTTTGAATGTCTTTATTTTTTCTTACATACTCTTTAAGTGCTTTATCAAAAAGATTAAAATCTAATAGGATATGGGTATCAGCAAGTTGTGAACGAACCCAAGGATCAGCAATCATAATAGAAGTATCAGGTAATTCCATAGCGTTGTCACGCGCGATGCTACCTTGAGCGTTACTTCTATTAGTTTTAAAATCTTGATATAATCTAATAGCTACATCTTCAGGAAGACTATAGTTATTTCCAATTTTTTTAATAACATCTTCTTCAATGCCTTCAAGAACAGCTTTACGTTGAGTATCACTTGCGGCATTAGCGTAAGCAGCAGTGTATTTTTGCAATTCAGGTGTGCCACGTAAATATTTAACACGACCTACCTCTGAAACAATTTCAACAGCAGTATCAGCAATACCACGTGGGTCAGAATAGTTTATGTAGTAACGAGGTGATTCATTAAAAAGGTTTTGAACAACGTGAATTGCTCTAGTAAAACGATTATCTTGAATTGTTGTAACTTGCATATTTGCATCAAGTTTGTTTGCTTGGATAACGTTTCCGTAACGTCTACCAAATCTTAAATCAGCTCTTGCTTTACGTGCTTGTTCAATAGTAACAAATTTACTTGGTGCCCAATCGGACAAACCAATACCACGACCTAAATCAACAGCCCAAGATTCAGTAATTTTAGCAAGTTGAGGATTAGTTTTTTCTAAATCTTTAACAACCGCAGCAATTTTACTTGCACGATTAAAATCTGTTATAGGAGCAAGAGGACCATATTGCCATTCAAACATACCAAATTCATTTAAAGCATCAGCTGCGGAAGCTTTAACTTTCCAAAGCTCATCAAAAGCTTGAGTATCACCAAAATGTGTGCGAGCAATTAAATCAACTTCTTTGGCAGTTTTAGCATTAGCATAAAGATATGCAGCTCTACCTTGCATTTCAGCTGGAAGTTCATAAACTAAAGGATTAGTTTCACGAATAATAGTTTCAGAAGTATTATCTACAGCGTTTTTATAATGAACTGCAATACCGTTAGGGAAAGCGCCTTGTGCACCATTATCAATCCAGTTAACAGATTCTGCACCTTGAACTTTTAAAGCTTCTTTAGCTCCACGTGCTGTTTGAATAACACCAGCTTTAGTTGCTGTTAATGTTACTAACTTTGCTGTACCAGCACCTTCAGCCCATATTTGTAAAAGTGAAAGGCCACCAGTAAAAAGTGAACCTGACCAAGTTTCTTCAAATACTTCTTTACGTGCTTGAGGATCAGTAATATCAAAATTTGGAGAAAACCAAGGAACATATTTTTCAACGTTTTTAACTGTTGCATCATATTGTTCAGGGTTAAGTATTTCTTCAGAAGATTTAATAACTTGACGAAAAGGTTCAGCGGTAACTTCAGCAATAGCTTGAGTTAAACCAATACCTTTAATATTTTCTTCTGGAACATTTGCAGTACTTTGATAAACATTTTTAGCATCAGATAATTTATCTTGACCAGCTAATAATACAGCTGTTGTTAAAGGTCTACGGTATGCTTCTTCATAAACTGTGTAAACACCTTTAAGAATTGGCGCAATACCTGGAACACCTAAAACTTTTTCAGCTACTTTTGTAGCACCAGGTCCAACTTTTTGAGTAAAAGCATCTAAAGGCTTAGGCATTTCTTGATCAATTTTAGTTTTATCAACACCAAATAAAGGTGCAACTTGCTTAGCAATACCCGTAGCTGCTTCATTAAAAGTATCTTCTAACCAACGACTAATAATACTCAAACCGTTGTACCCTCTTTGTTGTTAGTTAATAAGTTTAAAACTGTTTCAAAATCGTTTGGGTTATCCCATTTCATTTTAGCAAGATCAAAAGCTAGTGGTGATAATTCAACACCTAGCGCTGAAACTCCTGCATCAAAGCGATCAGCGAAAGATAACATTACATTACCTGGCTTTTAATATATCTAACTGCTAAACGAAAAGTATTGGAAACTTCTGGTGATTGTGCTTCTGCTTCAAGAAGTGGTAAAAATCTTGCAAGTTTTTGAAAGTCTTCATTCATCATTGCTGCAGGATTAGGTAAACCTAACGCTTCCATTCCTGGACCTGCACCCATTTCTGCACCTGCTGTTACTGGTTCCCCAGGTCTAGCACTTTGTGCACTTAATGGTGTTAAAGGTTGTGAGGCTGCGGCTGATGCGAGGCCCGAAGGCATACTTGATTGTTCAATACTCGGAGCCGCAGCCAAAGGGGCTGCTCCTTGTGTTTCCATAAGTGCTTGCCCCTCTCCGTATGGGAGACCTGGGACATATTTGGCTGCTTGTGTAGCGTCACCGCTTTGACCATTACCACCACGCGCATTAACATTCATAGGATTGTTTTGCGGTGCTGTAGGTCTCATTCCACCTCTTGCCATTTATATACGTCCTTAAATTAATTGTTTACTTACCAGCGTGCTTTGGTGGTTTTCCACCTTTTGTACCAGATGGTTGTGCAGAGAACATAATCTTTGACATACCTGGTTTTGCAATGCTTGGAACACCAGATTTTTTAATTGGTTGTTCGTATGCTTTTCCAGCAGAACCTTGGTTTGCTGGCTTCTTGCCGCCACTAAATGACTTCATTTGTTTCCTTTTCTTAGCCCGCAGGGACCATTCTTGTCACACTAGAAGATAGTGTGGGTTTGCCAGAACCGGTTAATCCAGCCAGCAAAGATTGTAAAGGTGGTCTACCACCTGGTCCCACTTGTCCTGGCACCACACCACGTGGACCACCAGTTATTGCACTTAAACCTGAAGCACCACCGGAGGGAGCCTCACCTGCGGAACCGGGGACGGGTTGTTCCATACCAGGGGCTGCAGCCTCAGCAGAAGTTGGCGGTGCTTGAGGGGCAAACGCTTCCGCGATTACCTGCTCTATAGGTTGACCTTTTTGTCTACCTGCTATTACTGTTGCAATACGTGAAAGGATCTCACCAGGGTCTTGACCCTGTGTTGCCAATGAAGGGATCGCTTGAGCGTATCCACTTATTGCTGCAACAAGAGAGTCGCGTAGTTTTTCAATTTCAATTTTTTGTTCTTCTTGTGTAACATTTATTTCCCACGGCATCTGACGGCGGAGGAAGTCGCGGGAAATTAATTGGTCTCCGCGCGCTTGGAGTCCGAATACCAAAGCCTGGTTGGGGTTTAATCCGGCCATCAGTCCATAGGTGACATCAACTGTATAATCCCCATCAATATCCTTGTTGGGGGTATAAGTGATCTCATACGGTGCGCCAGCGTCAACGCCGCGCACAGTCTTTTCAACATTGCCGAAAAGTTTTTCATCCATCTCAAAACAAATTTCAAATACTTGTTTTAAGGCTTCAGCCAAAACAGCTTGCGCTGTTTTAACTTGTGTATCAAATCCACCCATAAGGGCTTCAACGCCACGACCTGTAACAATGCTGCCTTGGCTTACACCTTGGCGTCCTTCAGGGTAACGTGCACCCATACGCATTTCTTGGTCAAGCATTGCTGATTCTTGGAATAATCCAGGGGGCACATTTAAATCAACACGGCGAATCTTTTCTGGAGATGCGGAACGTATAGTTGCGTCAGGTCCCATTTCAAGGACGTTAACATCTGCTGGCAACGCAAAAGGTGCTTGAACAGATTTCTGTGCCGCCTCAAGTTGTAAAGTAGCAAAACGGGCACGTGCGACTTGTACCCAAAGAATATCATCAAACTGTCCACGTTGGTCATCATCAGAATCAACACCAGGTCTAACAGCGAAAACAATGTTTAATCTACCAAGAGGATTTTTAGCACGTTGTAGAACATAGTTAGCGCGTTCTGGTAGGAAAAGAATTGTTTCGTGTTTGTCCATATAGCGCACAAGTTGGATAGGGCGCATAGAACCACGTTGTTCAAACTTACCAAGGATAACTGATTCGTATTCTGGAAAATCGTTAACTAAATCTTGTGCGGCTTTAACGTAAAGTTTTGTGTAGGAAAGCAAACGACCAAAACGGTCAAACTCAGGGTAAGAATTAAAAGGGTTATCTAAACGGATACGTGGGGTGTTGTTTTCGTAATCAGCTTCAATAATGAAAGGTAGAGCACCAAAAGTTACGTAACGGTCAGCACCGGTGAACATTTCAACTTGTAGACGTGAAGTGTCGCGGTATCCGGCAGCAATCATTGTTCTCTTGTCGGCACGGGTACGTGCACGGTCAGAAACAGCGTTAGTTGCTGAACAGTTAATAGCAGGAAGAGGAGCAATTACTTCAGCGATGTCGCGTGCGGCAACGTCAATAAAGTTTGCCACCATAGGTTTAGGATATTCCGCTGGGAACAATCCTGGGAAAACGTTATTGATATTACCTTTACGAACTTCTAAAACATCCGACCAACGTGAATCACGATTTGCGTATCGTTGTTTTAGTTGTTGGTAAGTATTAGCAATATCTTGTATGTCTCTTGCCATTAATACCATCCTGAATTAACAGCACGCTGTTTGCGTGCATATTCTTCTAAATCCACCACCTGGCGTTTAGCCAAATCAATTGGTGTAGCAAAAGGGTTTCTAACCCAAGTCTTGCCATAACTTCCCTGCTGATTCACATAATCCCTTAACTGGGTTTCAGCAAACCATAAAGCCATCGGACCATCCTGTTTATTTTTTGTACCAGGAGACCAAGTAATCAATTGTTCAATAAGTGCTTTAACGCCTTCAGACTCTGCACGCGGAAACTCAATAAGAGCATTCTTAGCTGGTTTACCATCCGGACCAAAACTGCCAAACAAAGTACCAAGAGAAGCAACACCATACTCAAGGTCCATCTTGTTATTGCCCGTGTAATGTTGTACAAGACGTATACCCCGTGATTGTAAAAAAGCATTAATTTCTTCATCTTGGGTAAGGAACAACTGGAAAGCGTTTTTCTCAATAACCCAAACAGCAGGCTTATAACGTTCCGTCCACTGAAAAATTATTTCCCTGATACGCTGCGGAGTTGGTGCAGGCATACGAGAAGCATCAAGAAGATACCTACGTTTAGTATTCCTATCACCAGAAATAGCAACCGTAAACGTGTCACCCGACATAGCAGGATCCATAGCACAAACGGTGTAAAAGCCTGAAGTGTCAGCAGGATAACCAGGAGCACCGGCAACAAGCGGACCACAACCCCTCATACCATTAGCTGCGGCACGAACAAGTTCAGCAGAAAACACAGACTCAGACTCAACATCTTGCTGTTGATAAACCATAGCCCAAGTTTTAGCATCCAAAACGCTGCGGCGTTGCTTTAGTCTAATTCCATCCCATCTAGGGAAGAGGCCGTCCTTATCAGGATCCACAGGATCCCCAGACCAAGGCCTATCAGACTTAGGCCACAAAGTAACCCAATTCTCAGGATTCTCATCAAACTCCAAAACAGCTGGCATAGCCAAATAAGTCCAAGGACTTTTACCTTCAGGATACCTGTCATTAGTACGAAGCTCACGGTACATATCAATAGGGTCAACACGGGTACCAACAATCAACAACTTACCTGTTGGACCAATACGTGTCAGTACTTCCTGTTGAATCCATCTAATCTGTTTCTCATACTCACCAGAGTTAGACAAAGTCACACAGTCATCAAGAATAATCAAATCGGCACGGGCACCGTAAATCTGTCCACCGATACCAAGTGCTTGAAGGGTCGGATCTTTTTCGCCGGACTCACGTTCAATATAAATTGCGTCCTGGGTCCACTTATCAGAAGTGGCCTTAAACCCATCAGCTGGTGCAAACCTTCTTTGAAGGTCCACATAGAACGGGCTGGTCAATCTTTGCTTCACAGCATACAAGAACTCTTTAGCCATAGTCTGTGTCTTAGACACAACCTTGATACGCACATTAGGATCAACACAGATTCTATATGTGATGTAGTCAATAGACACTGTCATTGACTTGGCGTGCTCCGGTGGCATATTCACCAAAACATAATTCTTAATACCACGTTCAAAGAGCATACTTGGGTGTAACCAAGAAGGGTCATTATTTTCAATAAGGTCAATAACGTTCTGCTGATGGGCAAACGTCTCAGACTTCATAAACTCTTTACGAAAGTCCTTAAAGGTCATAGCCTTATCGGCATCAGAGATTTGACCACCCCTGGCTTTAAGGGCGCGGACTAACTTTACTTCACGGTCAAAATCTGGATCAGACTTAGTATAATAATAAAAAGTCTTAGAAGACTTACCAACAGCCTTACAGGCATCCTCAACTGAGAATCCCTTGGCTATCATCTCAAGCAGCCTGGACTTAGACTCATTAGAATCTAATGTTTTTCCAGCCGCTAGGCGTAGATGGAGACTGTCCTGCTGTTTAGGCATAAGACTAGAAACTCCTCTAGGTATAGAACTGGCCCGTC